ACTCATGCCGAGACCCTCGCAGAAGGCTATCGCTGCATTCCAACCATTAAGGAATGGAGCTGCATCGCGGAAGGCTATGATCTTGCCCTCCTTTCTAGCATGGGTGGCCAACTGGACAATTGGCTGTTTCTTTGCAGAACGCCAGTCGCGCACCCAGGTGGCAGTACCCAACCTGCCTGACCCATCACCGTACGTGGGTATATTGGTGACATCACCACCACGCCCACAGGTAGGGCCCAAAAGATCGATTATAAAAAAACCCTCTGGGTTGGAGGGTTTCCACGCGGGACCAACAACAATGGTCTGATCCGCGACCACACACACGCTTTTCTTGGTGGCGTGGTTTTCCATAAACTCCCTGTTCTCTTGTTCAGGGAGGGGCAGCTCTAAAAATTTATATTCCTTAAAAGGCTGCCATTCAGAGTACTGGGACTGGTGAAAATCCCTGCACTCGCGCCACGAGGGTAAATCTACAAAATTGTGGCGCTTATAAAACTCTCGGACCATTTCAAAAAGATTTTGGTCCTGGTGCAGCCAGAGTTCGCGTAAAGCAACCCTAGCATTAATATTTACAGCTGCAGCCGTGGAGCCCTGATCCGGGCGCACGACATGCAACGAGGAAAAAATAGCACTCAAATCCAGTGGTGCTAAAACGCGGCCATCAGCCATCCTTTTAAAACCTCTCTTCAAAAAATCGAGAGATTCCAAAGGTTTGAAGTGCCACTCCTTGGCACTCTTGTCTGACCCATCAGTTATAGTAATATTTACTTGGGCCAGAGCTTTCTGTATGGTAGTACCGTCAAAAACGTCGGTAACTACCATCTTGCCACCTTCATAACCAACAAAAGTTCCGGAGGCAAGTTGGGGATCTACTGCTATCAAATTGTCATCCCCATAGACAATTAATTTAACAAAGTGGTTGAACCTATTGCGCAAAATAGGCCCAACCGAAACCCTATAGGCATACCGTATCAAGATCTCATTAAAAATCGAGTTCATGATAACGGTAATTGCGCAACCGGAGGGCAAACCTGCACGCACCTCGTATACTTGACTCCCACACAGGGAGTATCGAGCATACATGGCGAGTATTAGGTTGTACCTGGCGGTAGCTGTACTCTCATCACGATGCAAGCGACATAAAAGGCGCGCTATAGCATCGTACATTTGAAAGTTCAACTTGCCGTCGAACCCCTTGTAATCTCCGTTGAGTGCCTTAGGTGACACCCGAGCTAACCCATCAAAAATACGGGTCCACTCAGTGGAGTAGGGGTTCACTCCGACTGCACAAGGCAGCCTATGCCTATTGCCCTGCAAAAAAGCAACACACCTACCAAAATATTTACGCAGTAGGAGGTTGTAGGGCATGGGCAACACCGTAAAAGTACGGGTCGCCGGAGTAAGGATTTTAGACTCTTTGAGTCTTTCATCCTTAGGTATCTCCATCCCGACTAAAATTGGGATGGTAGAGTGTATGCTCTTCTCGAGGGCGAGCAAATCCCTGTGCACAGAGGTCCCGGGACGGACCCTCATTTTACCTTCTGGCAAGGCAGGATCTTGCTCAAGATACCTTTCCTTGCCTTTCTCCCCTGGTCCTCTCTCGAGGACATAGGGGTATCCCTCCGAGGTGGAATGGACAACTGCGTCGAGGAAGACCTCTTCGTCATTGCCATTGACCATCTCTTCATTGGAAAGAAGACTCAGTGAGGGTGCACAATCAAACCAGGTTTCCAGCACATCCTCTAGCACATCTTCTAAAACGTCAGACCTCAAGTCAAACATTGGGTCCTCGCATTTGACAGTTGCCTGTCTCAGCGGATCATACCCCTCAAACTGAGTACCTTTGAGGCGCTCGTCTGAATTAGACAAAATGGCTATTTGTTTCAAAGGCACACCAGGAGGAACTGGGACCTTTAACTCTGCTTCTACCTCGACGAAGGAGGACTTGCGAGGAGCGCGTGGTATTTCCTCGGCCTTAATGAAGCCGACCTTAGAAACACCACGTGTATCCTTGCCAGCCTCAACCGTCAAGGTGCGCAGACCCGATTGCGCCGACATGAACAAACTCGGCCTCGGGAAAAGGGAAGCAGCAGACAGATACGATCCATCCGCTAACTGCTCCCCAGAAACATGCATCCCCACGACCTTGTAGGAATTATGGATTTTGGCGAATAAAAGGCCGCCGCAATCCTCCTTGGCGTTGGGGTATGAACCCACCAACGACCTAG